GGACTAAAGGGTGCGGGCACCACCACTTCCACTCAAGAATTTTACGATGGCCAATGGGTGACAATCAAAGCGGGCTTTATTGACTTTCCCAGTCTTGCCGCTTGCATTGAATATCTTGTTACGCGTTGGTATAAAGATTATCGTCAATTCAAGGGCGTAAATAATGCGCCTAATCGTTATGCAGCGGCACGTATGCTGAAAGAGCAAAGCTATGCCACTGATCCAGAATATCCTGCAAAGCTTTCAAAGCTTATGAAGGAATACGCTCCAGAAACTACGCAATTTACCATGATTGGCCCCAAGAAACGCCCGCATGATTTTGGCTTTAAGCCTGGCGATTCGCATTTGATTGTGAACGATGCAGTGGAGACTATGAAAGCTTTTTCTTATGAAGGAAAGCTCTTGTGGGAAATTCCTTGCCTTGCTCGCGGGCAATATAGTGATTTTGAATGGAAAATTACTAATTCAGACACTCCGCCTGGTCTTTACAAAATTGGCACTATTTATAAAGACTACGAACAAGTGGGAGACAAGCCTGCTTTTGATCGCACTCTTATGGCTTACGGCTGGTACAGCTTCGACATGGTTGATTTAGAAGGTCAAGAAAGAAACAATGGCAGGGCGGGAATTATGACTCACGGCGGAGGCAGCGCTAACGGCTGGCCTGGTGCATGGGCTCCTAAACAGCCGCTAGTTCCTACTCACGGCTGCGTGCGTTGTCACAACATTGATCTTCGTGACAAAATTTTGCCTTTAACTAAACAAGGCGCGGTATATATTTCTGTTTTCCAAGAAGGATGACTCGCGAAAGTTGGTTAAATGCTCTTTGCTATGAAGCGGGACTTTGGGCCATCTCACGATGGCCCTCTCTTGCTTTTAATCCATGGTTCAAACGGCTCATGGAACATTGTCGTCCAGACTGGACAGAATGGAAAACTAAAATTGTCATGGAAGCCGTTGATAAACAAACTGCTTCCTTGGTGGAACAATGGGAACAAGAAGAAAAAGAAAACAAAGCCAATGCTCTTGCATGGGAGGCTCATAAGCTTTTTCCTGAGGCCAAGATCACTCCCCTTCCCAATGCCATTGTTCCGTCCGTGCTCATTGAAACAGCCCCACCAGCGAGCGCCAGTGAGGCCGTAAAGGCGCTAGGAGGAGAACTGAGGATTACGTATCAGCTCCCCAGTTCAGAAGCGCCCTGAGGCGCTTCCATTTGGCCAGCTCCTTCTCGTGGTAATCTTCCCAGCTAGTAATAGCATCGCTTATTCCTTTGATGGCAATAGAAGGATCATCATCAGTGAGAAGCTCCTGAAGAGCGTCTGAAATGTGATCCACTTGCTGCTGATACCACTGGTCCTTAAAGGAATCCATGAAAAGAGGGCATGAGCCCTCAGCTTAGCCTCTATAGCGTCTCAATCCAACCCAGCATGCCAGTTGCCTTAGCATTCCCCGAACTAGTCACTGTTAAGAAAAGCTGATCACTCACGCCACTGGGATCCACGCCCAGCGAAAGGCTAAGTCCATCCTGCACGTTAATCGCCACTGATCCTGCGCTGTAATACAAGCCAGCATTAACAATAGTTCCACCAGATACAATTGTTCCAGCGGAAGTGGTCTCCACATTCCCCCTTCCATTGTCACTAGCAGCCCAAGTAACGCCAGAAGTGGTGGCATTGCGACGAAGACGCCATTTAATTGTTGTATTGTCTTCTGTTACCAAATCTACTTTCACTGGGATGATTACATTATCAGTGCGACCACTTGCCATGCGAATACCAGCAACAATGCGCTCGCCACTAGTATTTGGAATGGAGCCAATAGAAGGACTAACTGTATACACTTCACCATATGGCTCATAGCCACCTTCGCTCATGACAGTGCTACAAATATGCGTGAGAGAGCCGCTAACAGTGGCTTCATTAGCAATGCGATAAGTTTGAGGCAATACTGCTGAAGTCATATACACTTGCTCAATATTATTGGCATGCAAAAATTCGTGGCAATAGTAATATTCACCATCAAGAATGAAGCCACACCTGACGCGGCCAGCACCCAACCATTCCAGATCAGTGGCAAAAATATTTGCCTTGGAAAAATCTAGCCATGGAGCCGTGTCCATATTCCATTCATCTTGATTGACTACGTTTTCCGTGACGGTGCCAGAATGCTTACCACGTATTACAAACTGCAAAGTGGTACCACTGGCACGGAGCACAATGCCATTATCATCATCAAACAGGCCAATCTCTTGAATCAAGCCGCTAGCAGGCGTGGTCCCCGCAAAACTTTGAATGGACAATAGAGACTTGCCCGGCTGATAGGGAAACCTTCGTCGAGTGCGCCTCATTACGCTATCACCAGAGGCAACAGTGCTCATTAGCACTGAACTTTGGTAAATATTATGCTCTGACGTGCCAGAGCCAACAATCGTTTCGTTCCAATTTTCAAGGCGCTTGTCATAACGCATTGTGCTATCAAAAAGCGTATATGGCTGGCTTACGCGCTGTCTAGCAAAAGCATCCACTTCTCCACTATCAATACCACGTCGAATGATTTGTCCGCGATAATCAGCAGCAATTGCAGTTTCAAACTGCTCGCCACCTCTGATTACTTGTCCCATGGGAATAATGCCTTTCTTTTATTGTACGCGCAAAAAGAAAGGGCCTTTCGGCCCTTTGATTATTTGCCTTGTCCCCTGCGAAGCTTGCGCCCGTGATTGGCTTTGCTGTTTTTGCCATTACCCTGGCGAGTCATTTTAGGCTTACCAGGCGTAAAGAGCTTTTGTCCGCTAATGCCTACTTTGCTTCGGGCTGCCATGGAGAAAAGGCGAAAACAAAAGTTTAGCCAGCCCAGGGCAGACCAGTGCCTTTAGTGGGAGCAGCTTGCTCATCAATTTGAGCTTGGAGGGCAGCTTCAATTTCAGCCACTTTCTCTTCGCCAAATTTGTCGAGCAGCCAGCCCACTACAATTTCTTCCGTAAGATCAGCAAACGGAATGGCTTCGTCTTCTTCTGGCGCTTCAAGACCAAGAGAGCCGTACGCCGAGGCACGATAAGTGCCATCGAAGGCCTCAATTGTATAATGCAAAGTGTAGACAATGCCGTTGGAAAGCTGACGCTCAAGCTGAGCAATCTTCCATTCGTAAGTAGTAGCCATGATTAATCAAGATGGTCTTAGTTAGTTTAAGAGGGGATCACAGCACTGGCATCTCGTATTCTTTTGTTGTATTGCAATAGTGTTTAAAGATGATTTCACTTGTGTTGCCTGCCCATGCTGCAACTTGCGGCACTGGAATGCCAGCCTCCACCCAACGACTAATGGCAGTATGGCGGCAATCATACGGGCGATACAAATGGGAAATAATTTCAGCGTCATGCAAAGGCATTAGCTTTTTCCTGAAATAACTCTGAAATGCAAGCCTATCCCATGGAAAGATGTATTCATTGTTTTGCGGAAGCTCGTCAAGCATTTCTTGGCAGCGACTATTCAAGGGCACCCAGCGGCGCTTGTTTGTTTTAGTGCTGTTTTTCAAGCCATGAGTGAGCGTATAGTTTGAATGAACAAGAATCTTTCCATCCTTGATATCAGACCATTTCAATGCCCTCACTTCTCCAGTGCGCATTGCAGTTTGCAGCATAAATTCTGTATAAATCGACCAGTTTACGTTGCGATAGGTGCGTTTTGCTTCCAATGCCGCCAGCACTAGTGCTGTTTCGCTGCGAGGAATGACGATAATTTCTTCATCGCGCTGAGGGGCTTTTGGCATTTTGAAGCTCGCCAAAGGATTCTTGTCAAGAATACCAACGTCTTCTTGCGCCGCCCAGCGATACATTGTCTTCACGTACATTGCCACGCGACGAGAAGAAAGCACTGGCTTTTCTCCTAAAGTCCAAATCATTATTTTCCTTGCATCGTTAATATTTTGAATGGGACAACGACCAAGCCATTTTTCTACTTGTTTGTAGTCAGAAGTGAGGCTAGTAGCGCATAAAGAAATGGAGCGCTCTTCCATGAAGGCGCTCCAGAGTTGAGAGAGAGTGGTCATGGTCAATGGAGAGACTAACCAACGTACCAGGTTTGCCCTTGGCTGTCAAGGGTTCAGGATGAAAAGCCTGCCGGACGAGCCAAGACCAATGGTTAAGTATTCTGTTGTGTCTTGAACAAGATTACGACAGGCTTTCTTGAATTCAGAGGTTTCTTTTTGTGGATACTTGGCTTCGTACTGCATTGTTTCTGGGTTCAAAACATTACACTCTGAATCTCCAAGATAAAAGCAATTAACAGCTTGTCGCGCTTCTTTTTGTTGTTCAATGCTTAAAGAAAAGGTAACGGGAACTTTAAATGTTGCAATTAAGTTCATGATGGCGGCAGTCTCTTTTTTGATGATCTCTGTTTCTTCTCGCGTTTGTTCAATGCGAAGATCAAGCGGTTCTAGCCAATTGTGCTCAGACATTTTAAAGAAGGTGACTACAGGGCTTGGCTGAGAGGCATCATTTCGCCGTACATGACGCCATCCTCTAATGACCCAAGGACAAAGCATCCCCAGTAGATGCTTGACCGCCCCGTATAAGGATCAACAAAAGGATGCGTGACACTGTTACACCAGTGGATCGGCCCAACGTGTCCGTGGTCAGAAGTGATTTGCATAGTGCAGCAAGTGACTTGATTAGTGGTAATGACTACTGGGTTTCAAGCTCGGCGGCGATGGCGAGGAGTTGGGTGCGAATAGCTTGGCACTGGCTCCACTGCACATGAGAGATGAAACTTCCCATATGCGGTGAGCTTGCTGGCTCTTGTTGATCCGGCACGACTTGATTCGCAGCAGCTCGCAGGGTAGCGGCAAGGCGTGCATACAGCACTGGTGTGGCACGTCCGTAT